TCCCACCCACGCGGTGTCATACGGACACCGCCTCTTGGCATCCCAGCCCGAACTCCAACCGGAGTACGGATCTGGCTTCTCCAGCGAGAGCTGAAGAAGGTTGATCCAAGAGTCTCTCGCATTGCGTTCAACTCGCGGGTATGGAGCGTAAAGCTTCACCTCATGCATCTGAAGATCCGGTGAGTATCGGGTCTTCCGAGCCGAGGTACCATACACGAATGTGCTGAATGCGATACCGCCGAGATTCTCTGACGAGATAGGAATCAGTGTCCCCACTTTGGGTGGCACTTGATTCTTCATCCACGCCGCAAGGCACCAGAGGCCCTTGGCATGCGCGTTGTTCGATTGCTCGATATACGCGGAAAGAGCGGTCCCGACAGTAATCGGGGCTGCGCGAGAAACGTACGCAGGGGTCACGTCGTGCCCCTTGTATGCGTCCATTCCACACGACTCGCGGAAGTAACCCTCGTAGTGAGTCTTACTTCCGTTCACCTTCAGTTCAAGAAACTCAAGGAGAACCCCAAGCCCTGGGACGGCATCACTAGGTAATATGATGTCGTCTCCAAACACCCGGACAGTCTTCGACACTCGCGGCAGATAGGTTCTAAGCAGGTACGAAGTTGACCTGTTGTCGACCCCATCCGCCACGGCGCAAGCAGCAAACGCAGCTGTTGCGTAAACGAGCGTCTGGACCGGGAACGTTACCGCCGACCCCATGGGAGCAAACTTCTTCAGCTTGCCCTCATAGCCATGGTGATCCACAACATGTGTGGACCGGGTCAACATCAATAGTTCCAGTAGCAAAGGATGCTTCCGGAACATCGATTCGACAACCCACGCGGAAAGTCGATCAGAGGCTGAGGAGAGATCCACAGTCGCTAACCGGCCATCCTTCGACGCTTCAAGTGTGATGCGCCTCGAAGGCTCCTGGCTAGTAAAGTCGATGGAACGCCTATGGATTCCGTGCATGTTTGCTCGGATCCACTTCATCAGGCCCTGTTGAAGGAACTGATGAACCACTGGTTCTGAAGCTATGAGCCTCGGCTTCTGATAGGACTTGGGCACGGTGATTAACCGCGCACTCGCCTTCTCAGGGCTGTACTCACAAGCCACTCCCGTCTCTTCGCTTGGCTGAGAAAAGTACTCAGCCGGAAGCAACGTGGCGAATTGGATAGGCCACGTTGGAAATGAATACTTATCCATTTCTCGCGGGAGATCAGAAACAGCACCAGGACCGTGTCCAGGTTCAAGAGCCCATGGATCGAGCTCACTGCGCGGCGTAAGCAACGCAGAGAATAGATCCATAGCCTTCACCAATCGTTTCAGCGTCGAGTGAGTACTCGAGCTGACGCCATCAGCGAAAGGACCAGAAACCACCGAGGTATGGCGTTTTCCGTATCGCCCGCGAGGTTCTCGCAGAGCCTGGTCGACTGACCAGAACTCTTCGACAACCCGGTCTTTGTCGACGGAGCGTTCTCTGAACTGCGTACGCTTTACAAAGTAGCAAAGCTGCCGCACAAAGAACACTTCGTTGGGACAAAGATCCCGCGAACACATGTTCAGAACAGAAGGAGTGGAACCTGGAGCCACGATGGCCGAGATGAAGATCACTCGTCCATCAATGATTCCCAAGTCCGGAACACGAAGTTGTGCTCCTGACAACCATCTGTCGAACGCCTTTCCGAGAGCAGGAAGCTCAAGGAAGAGGATTCGTTCAAGCTCTCTAGCTTTGAGAGTTGACAAATGGTCCACGTCACTTTCCAACTGCCTAATAGTAGTAGGGCAGAAGACACCAGCAGCATCGCGAGAAAGTGCACGCAACGCTCCAAGTGCATGTTCGAGAAGAGGTGCCATACGGGTACCCGTTGTTGGCTGTTCTCCCCGCCCAGTTTGGGCCTGTGTCGCCGGTTAGTTGGCCGGCGCCACATCGAAATCAGGACTCCCGATTCGCCAGTGCGGTCAGAACCGCATTGGACGTCGCGGTGAGGAGACCAGTCATGCCGATGGCCGCCGACAGCATCTCAGAAGTGTTCTGGATGTGGTCGATGGACTTCATCACCATGAATGTTTTCACGACACCGATGTACTTCTCTTCCGAGTCGTACCTCTCGATGTCGAGGTTCACCCCGTGCGATTCCCCCGTGCCTCCCTTCTTGGGTAGGCGGTGGGTGAAGGTCAGGGTCAGACGGCGAAGGCCGTCCGCGCTCGTGCCGTAGTAGACACTTGCGTAGTTGTCCTGGTTGATCCGGACCATCGAAATGGTTTCGGAATCGAAGCTCAGGTTGAGCGGTGAGGCGAGCATGCGGTTGGGTCCATCTATGGGATTCGAAGCAGGATTGCTTCTGTGTACGTCTCACGACGTTCACGTTCAGTCTGTGTAGAAATCGGAGCACGTTATCACAACGTTCTTCGATTGACCAAGGCCGTAAAGTTTACGGCCTGAGACGATGACAGAACTGGTGAGAACACCAGTTTTGGGACAAGAATGGTCCGATACCGTCTCTTCCATGAGTAAGTCCTTCTTCCTTCAGACCGAAGGGAGAACCCATTGATGTTCGCTGGGATGTGCCTGGCGCCTACAGAAAGTGAGGCCATCAGACAAACACGGCTTACCTTCCACTTCAAGTGGCCGCCCTGATTAGATATCAGGTCGCCAAGATTCGTGAAATAGTCCACAAGAAAGGACCATGGAACGAGGTTGTACAGGACGAGGGCGAGGTTTGCACCTTTCCCAAGACCTAACATTTCTCTTCGAGACATGCACCTCTGTGCGAGATCGTTGAGATCCCACCCATCGGGTTCCACACTGGCTGTAACCCAGGCTCGAGCATCCACCCACGTGATCTTTGACCACGCGTATGGAATCTTGCCGTAGTTACCTGCCGCACCATAAGGAGACAGCAGGAGCCGGTTGCCGACATAAGGAACAGTCGACAACTTGTGCTTCATTCGGCGCTTCTTGTAAGTCCTCCGAAGCTTGTCGAACGTAGTTGCCATAGCGAGCTGGAGATCCAGCAGCTTAGCGACGTCCGACACGAGTGGGGCTATACCGAACTGGTAACCCAAGTAGGTACCAGAGAGGTCGCCCGGCTTAGGCTTACGTCCCCGTGTGATTGAACGGAGAAGCAAATCCCGGAGCTGCAGCGTAGTTCGCGGCAGATCCTTCAACTCGGCAATCGCCAGAGGGAGGGAAATCACTTTCTGAGGTCGATTGACCCTAGCAAGTGCTTCCTGCTCGGCTTTCGTCTTGTCAAAGGCGAAGGAGGGTTGGATCCCCCCAAACCACGTATAAAGGTGAGCTTCACCAGAATACGTCTCCACTGAGCTGCTCCAGTTGAGCAGGACTCTCGCCGGACGGTCCCTTATCTGAAACAGGATTAAGTCGTCCTGAGCCAGATACGGAGGACCGGAGTGCAGTGTGTCCTCGATCGAGTCCGTCGTTTTCGACGTTCTCGTGATGGACGTAGTGACACCGGTGGACTTCCTTGTCCGATAGATCGTCGAGGTCTCGTAGTTAGCGAGCCTCGTGCGAATTCTCGGCATTAGTCCTCCTTTCGATGCCTTTCTACTGCACTGCGTCAGTACACGCAGATGGGGCCCCAGTTGGGGC